CTTCCGTGTTTGGTATGAAAGTTTCATGTCTTTAGTTGTATGGTTCTTATATGATGATAAAAACCTATATGTGAGAATACATGTAATGACCTGTCAACTCTTTTTCAATATTTTCAGTTGTGGAATATGTATGTTGACCTATCGCGCCTTAAAGAATAAGCGCCTTAAGGATGTATAATGTCCCTCGGGGTCAAAAAACTTGGATATGATTCTATTCTACCTACTCGAGGTTCTGATGGTGCTGTCGGCTACGATCTCTATAGCAATTGTGATGGGGTTATCGCAAAAGGCAAAAGAGGGCTCATCTCCACGGGCATCGCGGTATCACTCCCCCCGGGGGTATATGGTCGGGTTGCTCCAAGGTCTGGGTTGGCTGTAAAACATGGCATTCAAATTGGTGCCGGTGTCATCGATCCAGACTATACCGGTGAAATTTCCGTCGTCATCTTCAATATGGGGGATGCCGATTTTGAAGTGAAGAAGGGTGACCGCGTCGCACAGTTGGTCCTAGAGAGGTGTGAGACCCCACCCATTGAGGAAATTGGTCTCCTCCATGAAACTCTCCGGGGTGAGGGTGGCTTTGGGTCTACGGGTGTTTAGAGCAGAACCAGAAATCTTCGGGTACGGGCATGAAGAGTACACCCTCCTGTGTCGCCATCCAAAGCTTGGATTTATGCATATCTGGGTATGACATGAGTAACCAACGCTCCCAAAAATCTTGAGAAAGGTAGGTATCCCAATCTTCCATAGTACTTTCCTTAACTTTCAACATACCCCTGTGAATTTCATAGGGATCCCTCTCAATTCGCACCTCCTTGGGTAGGATCGCCCCCTTCCTAAGAAGTTGTGCCCTCATTATGCGGGGATTTCCATGATCCACATAGTAGTCAACCCCATTTTTCCCAAAATCTATCGATCTTTTACATGGCAAAGTTACTCTGTACCTGTGGGTGACCGAGGGACTGGGTCTTAGGACGACGTGCATTTTATATAAAGATTACAGATTATATTCATACATGAAGATATATGAATCCCTGGATGGAATTACTATTAGAGTTGGTACAAATGCCAAGGAGAATTATGAACTCGTTGAATCGAGTCATGCGGCGAATTGGTGGCTTCATGTCAAGGGGTGGCCGGGTTCACATGTCGTAGTTTCTTATGATGGAGATTTCTTACCAAAAGAAACTAAGAAGGATGCGGCTGCGTTGGCTGTTCACTATAGTCAAGCTTCGGGTCAGAAACATGTTACAGTAGATTTGATTCGTGTTCAATATGTGCATCCATTAAATACACATGGTTCTGTTGAGTTGTCGAGAGATCCAATTGAAGTCTTAGTGTTTATAAATCGAGAAAAACCGAGACTTGATAGATTAGAAAAAGTTGTCAGTTCTGTACATATTAACCTCAAATGAACCAGTCTTGCCAGTCACTGAGACTGTTTCATTTCCATAGAGCTCCTGGCACCCAATGTCCTCCATACAGTCCCTAGCATTGTGGCTCACTGGGACTGGGTACAGGTTTTCACCACCCGTGGTCGTGTAGTAGTGGTACCTATCACGGCGACCACGAACCTCCTTGCCGTAAAGGGGGAGGGTCTCATCACCTGGTCCGGTGAGTAATCCCATCTGCTGCATGCGTCCAGGTTTGTATTCCTTGATTGGGGGACCCCTGAACTCCGGTTCACGCCTTTGTTCGAATGTCTGTCTAGGGGGGACCCGGATCATTGGTGGGGGTGGGGCTGGGGTTGGAACTTTAACAATTTGGGGATTTTGTATTACGTGAATGAGTCCAAAAATAAGTAAAATTATCAACACTGATAGTATCTGAATCTTTGTCTTATTCTTCATATACTATTATTAAAGAAAATCTTTGACTTAAAGCTATGAAGGTCCTGGCCATAGATATAGGATTCCACAATATGGGTCTCGTCCTCGCTGAGTGTGGGAATGGACCGGTGATAGAAGTTGAGTACATGAAAAAGGTAAGTTTGGAAGACTACAAATACATTTACAGTAATGACTTTGTTGACTTGGTTCCTTTATTTGTGGATGACCACAGAGAGGTGTTTGACAAGGCTGAGAGAATCCTTATAGAGAGACAACCACCCCAAGGCTTTACGAATATCGAGATTTTGCTACACTATATGTTCAAAGATAAGGTTCTATTGATTTCACCTTTGACAATACACGCACACTTTGGGATGGGTCATTTAAACTACGAGGAGCGGAAGGAGCGCGTTCTTGTGAAGATGGGAAAGTATATAGATTTAGATACGATTCCATACGAGAGGAAGCATGATATAGCGGACGCGTACTGTATGCTTTTGTATTACAATTTTAAGACAAGTGTTCACTTTTTTGATCGATTTCGTTTCTCCCGTGGATAGAAGTTTAAAAGTGGTGTTCATTTTTTCGATAGATCTTTGACTTCTTTAATAATTCCATCAAAATGACCTAATCTATATTGAACAAATGACCACAGAGTAAAGAATACAGTCTTTGTCAAGGTATTTATGTCATTTTCTTCCATCTTATAAATTGGACTAACTACACGATGCATAAAAGTTTCTTCTTTTTCTTTCCCGGTAAAATATATTTCAGCCTGGGTGAGGGCACACGTATCGTCATTTATAGACCAATGGTAGAATATAAAAGGAATCAATATCGAATAAAATTCCAACTTTTTTCTATCGTTTGAAAATGGAATTACCAATACACAAATTAAAAAAAATAGATGAATCAAAAAAATTATATTCATCTATTATATAATGACCGAAGAAAAAAAGATTTCTCGTGAAGAGATGCGTCTATCATGGACAGACGGTCACGAAAATATCCTCAAACAATGGGGTGAAGCATCCGCGTGTTACAGGTATATGCACCACCGCGCTTTTTTTATTTATAGACGTTCCAGCATACGTTTTACTTTACCGGTTATTGTACTGTCTACAATAACAGGGACTGCGAACTTTGCCCAAGGTACATTCCCCGAAAACGTTCAATCATTTGCTCCATCTATAATTGGTGGTTTAAATCTAACTGCAGGTCTTATCGCAACAATATCACAGTTCCTTAAGATTAATGAACTCATGGAAAATCATAGAACGGCTGCATTAGCTTTCGGTATGCTTTCTAGGAATATTCGTCTTATGTTAGCCCTAGACAGAGGAGAGCGTAGCAAAGAGGGTTTAGATTTCGTAGGTGAATGTAAGACAGAATATGATCGTTTGTTAGAGCAATCACCCTCCGTTCCCAAATCTGTGCTGAAACTTTTCGAGGATGAATATCCACTTGACAACGTATTCACTAAACCAGAAATTCTAGATGTTAGATCAATACCACTTTTAACTCTCCCTAGAACCATTGATCCAATTGAAGCTATGACTGCGGGAACACCCCTTGAAAAAATAGGCAAGTTCCTTTCAAAAAAAGATGAACCACCACCCGAAGGGTTCTTTGGACCCTCTTTAGGTGATGATGAAGAGGAGGAAGAATCTATTGAAGGGGAACCTGAAGAAGAGACAGACGTCGAGCAAGGTAGACAAGAATAATTAACATCGTTACATTTACAGTAACACTACAAGCAACATATGGTAAAATTTTTCTTTTTAAAGGTTCTACGATACGTTTATGTAGTGCGTCATTCTGGAGCACCAAATCTATTGCCTCATTAGTAAGTTCATCAATGGATTCCTTCATTAAAATAGTACCACAAAAAAAAGATGAAACTCTCACATCAATTCATACAAAACAAATTGAACTTGTTCGTAGGTATATAAAAGAATGTAAAAATATTTTTATATGTGGATCTTCTGGAGTTGGTAAATCGTATATTTTACGAGAAGCTTTACAAGACACTGTGCATGTGGAACTACACGCTGAACATTTGAAAAGTAAATCTTACTTTCTATCATTTATAAAGTCTTCATCCAAACATGTTTACATAGAAGATTATGATGCGGTTTTCAAACCAATTGTTCAGCAAGTTTCCGATGGAACTCCACTGACCCACGGATCTCTGATAGTTGTATCGACAAACATGTGTATGTATCCAAATTTTGAAACTATTTTTGTACCAAAACATAAACCAGAAGTATTATTAAAACTCTGTGACAGAGTCACCGCCCGCGATGCACGAGCGATCACCGCAGCTCATAGATGTAATGGAAATATTCGAAATTTTTTTACATATATAGATGGCTACGATGAAATGGATATATTCCAAACACCCAAGGAATTTATAGCTGAAGTATTATCCGATCCCAATCCAATTGAAATACGCGACAGTATAACTGAACATGGACATATTTGGGATATTTTCCAAGAGAATTATCTGGATTCTTTAGGTGTTGATGTGGTAGAGGCTTCGTGTTCTTTTTCGAATGCTGATATAGTGGACAGCTATATTTATAAAAATGGTGATTGGAATCTAATGCCATACTTTGTTATGCATGCTTTGACGTTTCCCAAAAAATGTTTAGGTAAGCCGCTTAATAAAAATTGTATTAGACCCGGGAGTTGTTGGACAAAACTTGGAAACTATAAAATGAGAAAACATAAGGCTACCCAGATTTCAAAAAAAAGTGTGAGTGGTTTAGGAGTTGAAGAATTATGTCTATTGAAGAAATATGCGGAAAATGGGATCATAGAACCCCTACTATCCTATAATATCACCCCACAAGACTTCGATGTTATTAATCATCTCGCTGTTGGAAATAGCTTAAAATCAAAAGACGTAACAAGAATAAAGAAGTTATTGAAGAATGCATACGAATGAGGATGAAACTGATACTGAAGCCGAAGAATGTGTGCGGGTTGTGGGAAACGAGATTCTCTTTTATGGGACTATTGACCGAGATAATGCTATGGATTTCGTTGAGAACTTCAAGAAACTCGAAATAGAACTTCTCAAAAAAAAGGCTGAACTTATCGGATACGAACCAGAGATCCGCGTCCACATCATGAGTGAAGGTGGTGACATATTTTCAGGCTTCAACATGATGAATGTTTTGGAAAGTTCCCGTGTGAAGGTCATCACCATCGCACAGGGATCGTGCTGTAGTGCGGCAACATTTGTCCTACTTGGTGGCTCCGATAAACGAATGGGTAAGGATGCATACATCCTCATTCACCAGATTTCCACGGAATTTTGGGGTAACTTCCAAGAACTCAAACATGAACTCAAGTCGTCTGAAAAGTTCATGAAGAGAATCAAAAAGATGTATCTCA